CGCTATCTCGCTCGATGTAACTTCTCTCCCTGCTACGCAGATGATTGCCACCCCTGCGGCTGTTGAAGAATTCTTTAATGTAAGCCGTGCAACCAACGTTGATGTTTGGTCTGGTTGCTGTGAGACTGTGACAATCAGGAACACAAGCGCGATTCCGATCCTTGTTCAGAACGCAAACATCGTGTTTGACAGAAAGGATCTTAGGTGATAGCTATGGAACTCGAAAAAGTTTTAGAGAAGCTTGAGGAATCGGTGACCGAAGAACTTGAAAAGCTTGTGAAGAAGCCCGAACTTAATCCTGCTGAGATTAAAGCAGCAACCGATGCTTTGTGCCTGTTGGAAAAGATTCAGAAAGTTCAAAATGGGATGGATGATTCCTACTCAGAATCCTATGATCGTAACTGATCTTACACAAGAGGCCGGAGTATGAGAACGGGTCGTTATGTCAGCAACTCTAACGGGTACAGCGGACATAGCATTCGCGACAGAATAGTCGACAATCTGGAAAAGATGATGGACGGTGCTGGAAGCGAATACGAGCGTAATGTGCTCGCTGGTTGGATCGCTAAGGTAGAGTCCGAATGATTTGAGATGAGAGAGGAGTGCTTTATCGGTGCTCCTCTTTCGATTTTTGAGAGGTACCCATGAACAATGAACTATACCATTTTGGTGTAAAAGGAATGCGATGGGGAGTACGAAAAAACAGACAGCGTCGAAAAGAGATCAAACAGCAATTAAAAAATCTTAAGAATGCTCAGAAAGATCGTTATGCAACAACTGACATTACTAAGATGTCTATTCAGGAACTGCGCGAACTAAACAATAGAATTCAGGAAGAAGACAAGTATAAGAAAGCCATGACCCCTGAGTCCAGCTTGCTTCAGAAGGGTGTGAAGATTACCACCGATATTATCAAAGGACCAATTGGTAAACTCGCTGTGGCGGGCATTTCAACCTATGGCGCATACAAGGGCTATGAATGGATTGACAAGCACGGATGGGGCGACGATTCCCATAACCCTGCGAAGATGTTCTGGGATTACATGAAGCCTAAGAAGTAGGCGATATTTATGTCTTTATCTAATAAAGCTGTTCCGATCTATTATGGTAAATTCCGTAGCGATGTAATTAGAGGCGAGATCCCAGTCAATAGAGAGATTTCAATGGAAATGAACCGTATAGATGCTTTGATTGCAAATCCTGGCGTTTATTACGATGATCAAGCCGTTGAAGGTTTTGTCAAGTATTGCGAAAGCGAACTTACATTGACTGATGGATCGGACCTCTTTTTACTTGATACTTTTAAACTATGGGCGGAACAGATATTTGGTTGGTATTACTATGTTGAACGAAGTATTTATGATCCGGAATTAGGCAAGTTTGTCAGAAGGATTGTAAAGAAGCGTTTAATTAACAAACAATATCTAATCGTTGCCCGTGGCGCTGCTAAATCTATGTATGGATCTTGCATTCAGAACTATTTTTTGAATGTCGATACCAGTACGACCCATCAAGTTACAACAGCTCCAACAATGAAGCAGGCAGAAGAAGTTGTCTCACCAATTAGAACCTCAATTACAAGAGCTAGAGGACCTCTGTTCCGTTTTTTAACAGACGGTTCTTTGCAAAACACGACAGGCTCTAAGGCGAACAGAACAAAACTTGCTTCTACTAAGAAAGGAATTCAGAATTTCTTAACCGATTCACTAGTTGAGATCCGACCGATGTCGCTAGATAAGCTTCAAGGATTGCGATGCAAAGTTGCAACCATTGACGAATGGCTTTCCGGCGATGTTCGAGAAGATGTCGTTGGTGCAATAGAGCAGGGAGCTTCGAAACTAGATGATTACATTATCGTGGCGATTAGTTCTGAAGGAACTGTACGAAACGGTAGTGGAGATACCATTAAGATGGAACTTATGGATATTCTCAAGGGAGAATACATTAATCCACATGTTTCTATTTGGTGGTACAAGCTGGATGATATTCAAGAAGTAGCTCATCCAGAAACATGGCTTAAGGCCAACCCTAATTTGGGAAAAACTGTCTCTTATGAAACATATCAGCTGGAAGTAGAAAGAGCTGAAAAAGCTCCAGCAGCCAGAAACGATATTTTAGCTAAGAGATTTGGTCTTCCAATGGAAGGCTACACATATTTCTTCACTTACGAAGAAACCAAACCTCACAGAAGACGTACTTTCTGGCAGATGCCATGTGCTATGGGAGCTGACTTATCCCAGGGCGATGACTTCTGTGCATTTACGTTCTTATTTCCGCTTAAAGGTCAGGCTTTTGGTATTAAGACCAGGAGCTATATTACTTCGCTAACACTTATGAAACTTCCACTTGCTATGAGAGCTAAGTACGATGAGTTTATTAGAGAAGGAAGCTTAATGGTTCTTGACGGCACCGTTCTTGACATGATGGAAGTGTATGAGGATTTGGACAAGCATATTATCGATCATGGATACGATGTCCGATGTTTTGGATACGACCCGTACAATGCAAAAGAATTTGTAGAAAGATGGCAGCTTGAAAACGGACCTTATGGAATTGAAAAGGTTATTCAGGGTGCTAAAACGGAATCCGTTCCTTTAGGAGAACTCAAGAATCTCGCAGAGGAACGGCTTTTAATTTTCGACGAATCTCTTATGACATTTGCCATGGGTAACTGTATCACGATCGAAGACACTAATGGAAATCGAAAGCTTCTTAAAAAGCGGCATGATCAAAAGATCGATAATGTGGCGGCTATGATGGACGCCTATGTTGCTTATAAGTTAAACAAAGATGCTTTTGAGTAAGGAGCTTATTATGAACAGAAATGAACTATACCACTACGGTGTCAAAGGCATGAAGTGGGGTGTCAGGCACGATAGATTGGTTTCAAACTTTAAGGCTAAACGAGCTCAGAGAAAAAAAGATAAAGCAGAAAAATATCGTCAAAAGCTAATTAGTAAAACTAATAAAAGAAGAGCATACAACGAATCTCAGCTGCAAGAAACTCGCAAAAAAAGAGAAGATTTGGAAAAGTATGGTAAGAATTCTGAGACATATAAAAAGTATGTGGCCGATAAAATAGAAGCCCAGGACACTATCAATGCTTTGAATGAAGATAGTATTGGTTCAAGACTTATTGATGCCGGCCTATCGTATATGGTTAGTAGAACAGACCGTGAGGCTTCAAGGAATATTGGAGAAATCAAATATGATCTTGACATCGAAGAATCTACTTATACAAACAACGCTAAAAAATGGGCTCGTGTTAATGATGCGCTGATGAACATGTCTGTGTCGGATATTAATTCAAAGAAGGATGTCAGAGACGTGTATAGGCAGGCTAAAAAAGGTAAATGACGTGAAAAAACGTAATGAACTTTACCATCATGGTATATTAAACCAGAAATGGGGTGTTCGAAACGGACCGCCATATCCGCTTGGAGGTGGAGACTATAGCGAATCCGAAAAGCGAGCTATTTACAAAGAGCGGAAGAAGAAAAATTCCATTTACAACAAGAAACATTTTGACACGGTTCTGAAAAAAGGAACGGTTTTATCAACTTTGTCTTACGATCAGAACCGTACTAAAAATGTTGATATGTTCTATGCGGCGCATACAAAACTCGACAAGCACGAGTATAATGCGCTTTTTAATAGACCAATTCCTAAGCCGATATTAGACGAAGATGGCAATGAGATTGGAACTGGACAGTGCTTAAAGTATCGAATCAATAACGAGACTAACACCGACGTAAAAATTGCTAGTGAAGATTCTGGCGCAGAGGCTTTCCGACAGCTTTATAAGAAAGATCGCGATTTCTATAACTTTGTAACAGACCCTGACAGAATGCAGAGCCATTTTGTTAAGGATAAGTATAAATTCCGTGGTTATAGAGAATCTAGATCGGCTCTTGAAAAACTTAGAAGCGGAAAGCCAGTAAATGCGAATGATCTTCAGAAGATTTACAGAATGTTCAACTATGTCATTCCTTCAGATGGCGGCGGTGACGCTAGAAAGGGCGGCGATGTTGCTAAACAGCGAGCCAAGTTCTTTAAAGCTTTAAAAGACGCTGGTTACGGAGCGGTACTTGATACGAACGACGCTATTTATGGCGGTTTTAAAGCTACTTCTCCTGTGATCGTATTTGATCAGGAAAAAGTGTTCTTGAAAAATGTTGAGGAAACAACTTTATCTCAGCAGAGATTTTCTAAAGCCGTTACCGTCGGCCGAAAAGCACTTGGCATTTAATTTATGGAGGTCATATGACATATTCTAGCGAACTATACCATTATGGCACGAAAGGTATGAAGTGGGGTGTTCGTCGTTATCAGCATGAAGATGGTACTCGAACGGCCCTTGGTAAGAAACATGAAGCAACATTGGGTGATGGCAGCACTGCATTGAGTAGAAAAGCTCTTAAGATGCAATATAGAAGCAGGGTAAAAGCTGCTAAACAGGCCAGAAGGCAGCGATACGATAAGATGACCAAAGAGTATGATAAAGAACTTGGTCGTGTCGAAGGCAAGTATAAGCGCGGCGATACTTTATCAGAAAAAGATCAGGCTAGATTGGCTAAAGCCGGAGACAAGTATAATAAAGAATATGACGCCAATAAACGGCAATATAAGAGCGAACGTATGGCTGCAAAAGAAGCTTATAGAACCGCATTAGCAGAAGGAAAGCGTGCGCATAGCAGAAAGTCTATTAGAGAACAGTATCGCGTAGATTTAAAAGCCGCTAAGCAGGCCAGAAGGCAGAGATATGACAAGATGACGGATCGCTACGATAAAGAACTTGGTCGTGTTGAAGGCAAGTATAAGCGCGGCGAGACCTTGTCTGGTAAAGATCAGGCTAGATTAGCCAAAGCTGGAGATAGATACAATAGAGAGTATGCGAACAGCAATGCTCGATATAAGAGTGATCGGGCTGCCGCGAAAGCTTCTTACAAGAGAGCTAAAGAAGAAGCCAGACGTTGGAGAAGATGGAGGTAATTTATGAGTAATGAATTATACCACTACGGCGTCAAAGGCATGAGATGGGGTATCCGACGGTATCAGAATGCTGATGGTAGTTACACAGCAGCTGGGCAGAGAAGACATGATAGATACGCTAGAAAAGCTGCTAAATACGATAGAAAAGCTGACAGAACAACGTCTCAATTCAGAGAGAAAAGATATCGAAAAATTGCGGACGAATATAGAGCAGAGATAACTAAAAAAGCTACTCGCAATATCATCAATATAGCCGAAGAATACAATCAGCGTAAGTTTAAAGCCACTAAATTAAATGCTAGAGCAGATCAAGAAAAATCCGCAAAGAAAGCCGCTAAATTGCGAAAGAAAGCGGAAAAACTCGTCGCTAAAACTTTAAAGAAAGAAGAAATCATGCAAACGTCTATCTATACATTATCCACTCAGATGGACGAACATGGTAAAGATGCTGTTACTAAGTGGGCTACACAGGTATGTATAGATATGTCGATGAAGTCTTATGACGACGGACTTTATAGGTACACATGGGTCGATAAGGAACAGCTGAACAAAAATATCGGCTATTCTGCGTACGCATTAACGGCGGCCAATTCACATCGCAAAAAGCCTGAATAACAGGGGGTAATTAATGCGTGATGAATTATACCACTATGGCGTTAAAGGCATGAAATGGGGTGTTCGAAAAGGTCCACCATATCCGATAGAAACTGGAATATCCAAAGGAACACGCTTAAACAGTGTGTCTCTTGTTCCGAAAGCTGACGACTATAAAAGAATAAACAATAAAACTCTATACACATTCAATCCTAACGATCCTTGGGACTCTGCAGTTTACAGAGGCCCTTTTGCCGTTTTTAAAAGTAATTATGCTAAAAAATTGATATATGAACATCAATTTGAAGTAGTTAAAGACCTGAAAATGCCAACTAAAAAAGAAAGAGTTGATGCTTTTATAGATTTGTATAAAAACGACAAGGTCACAACCGCAAAGGATTTGTCAGATACTTTAGAACTTTTAAAAAAATACAATGTTCATAGATCTAAAGGTATTGATTCTTTGCAATTCAATGATCTAAAAACTCGGCAAGAATTTGAGAAGGCGTATGAAGTTTTTAACCATGCTATCGAACGGTATAATGATTATGCGTCGACTAAAAAGTATATTGATTTAATGAGCACTAAATACGATGCTATGGTCGATGACAATAATCAAGGACGGATCTACAATAATGCTCACGATCCTGTAATAATATTTAGAGCGGAACAATCTTTAAAAAGCTTAGACTCTAAATTGCTTAGTGTTCGAGACATTATCGGTAACTATATTCTAGTAAGAGATGAATTAGCCAAGGAAGGTAAAAATGTCGCGCTATAACCCAGATGATAAAGATCTATCAGAAGTTCTTACCGCCTTGGTAAAAAGCCAAGACGTTGACGTCTTCTATGATCATGAGCCATTCGACTCAACGAGCAACGAACGGGAGGATCCAGATTCTAATGCCTAAATTTACAGAGCGTCTCCAGCATGCATGGAACGCTTTTTTAAATCGCGAACCTCCCTATACGACCCACTACGATTATGGATCAAGTTATTCATATCGTCCTGATAGGATTCGATTAACGAGAGGTAATGAACGATCCATAGTTAATGCTATCTATAATCGTATATCTATCGACGTATCGGCAATCAGCATTAAGCATGTTCGACTTGATGAAAACGAGCGTTTTGTTGAAGATATCGATTCAAAGCTTAACTATGCCTTGAATATAGAGGCCAATATCGATCAAACCGGTAGAGCTTTAATTCAAGATATCGTCATGTCAATGTTCGATGAAGGTGTTGTTGCTGTTGTACCAACCGACACAACCATTAATCCGTATATTTCTGGTGGATACGATGTGGAAACACTTCGAACTGGAAAAATCATCGAATGGTACCCGGAGCATGTACGGGTAAAAATTTACAACGAGAAAACCGGTCACCGGGAAGATATTACGCTTCCTAAAAAGATGGTGGCTATTATTGAAAATCCACTTTATTCAATCATGAACGAACCGAACTCAACTTTGCAGAGACTTATCAGAAAGTTAAACCTTTTGGACGCGATTGATGAACAAAGTGGAGCCAGTAAGTTGGATCTTATCATCCAGCTTCCTTACACGATTAAAACTGAAGCTCGCAGAAAGCAGGCTGAGGATAGACGAAAAGATATTGAGATGCAGTTAGCTGGCTCTAAGTATGGTATTGCGTATACCGATGCTACAGAGCATGTAACACAGCTCAACCGTTCGCTCGACAACAATCTGATGAAACAAATTGAGTATCTTACGAGTATGCTATATGGCCAGTTAGGTTTAACTCAAAACATTTTCAATGGATCCGCGAACGAACAAGAGATGCTGAATTACTACAACAGCACAATTGAACCGATTCTTTCCGCCATTACGAACGAAATGAATCGTAAATTCCTCACAAAGACTGCCAGAAAGCAGCGTCAGTCTATTAAGTATTTCCGAGATCCGTTCAAGCTGGTTCCTGTTAATCAGGTTGCTGATATGGCGGACAAGTTCACTCGTAATGAGATCCTTTCTTCTAACGAATTCAGAGCAATTATTGGATTTAAGCCTATCAACGACGAGAGAGCTAACGAATTAAGGAACAAGAACCTTAATCAGTCGCCAGAAGCAGAACAAGCTCCGATGACTACGGATGAAAACTCTGAAGAGTTTGAGGAATGAGAAAGGAATTTCAAAATGGGAGCAAAAGGCTACGACTTTAGCGGCTGGGCTACTAAATTCAATCTCAAGTGCTCTGATGGACGAACAATCCGTAACGGAGCATTCGACGATTGTGACGGAAAAACTGTTCCGCTTGTATGGCAGCACCAGCACGACAGCCCCGCAAATGTTCTCGGCCATTCCGTTCTGGAAGTAAGGCCGGATGGGGTTTACACATACAGCTATTGCAATGATTCTGAGATGGGTCAGTTAGCAAAACAGCTGGTTGGGAATGGTGACATCACGTCATATTCCATTTATGCAAACAAATTGAAACAGAAGGGCGGAGATGTCTACCACGGCATTATTAGAGAAGTAAGTTTGGTACTTGCCGGAGCGAATCCTGGTGCAAGTATTGACATGCCATCATTAGAACACTCCGACGATGATACTGAGACAGAGGCGTTTATCTACAACGAAGACGGCTCTGTTTTTTTATCTCATGCAGACGAAGAAAAGTCTGAAGAAGCAGAAGAAAAACCTGCAGAAAAGAAAGAGGATAGCAAGATGGCTGACAAAGAAAAGACTGTCAAAGATGTATTCGACTCAATGACCGAAGAACAGAAGAATGTTGTTTACTTCATGATTGGGCAGGCGCTCGAAGATGCTGGAGTATCCGACGACAACGATGAAGACGAAGACGAGGAGGATGAAGAAGTGAAACACAACGTTTTCGATACCGATGAAATGACTGGTGAAGATGTTCTCAGTCACGATGCCATGGAAACCATCATCAGAGATGGTAAGCGCCTTGGCTCACTCAGGGACTCTGTCCTTGAACACGCCGAAGATTATGGAATCGACGGCATTGAATGGCTCTTCCCGGAAGACCATGATCTTAACAACACTCCGGCATGGATCAAGAGAGACACTGGCTGGGTGTCTGTAGTTATGAATGGCGTTTCTCATACACCGTTCTCAAGAGTACGTAGCCGTTTCGCAAACATTACCGAAGATGAAGCTCGTGCGAAGGGTTACATGAAAGGAAAGAAGAAGAAGGAAGAAGTCTTCTCCCTGCTTAAGAGATCCACAACTCCGCAGACCATTTACAAGAAGCAGAAACTTGATAGAGACGATCAGATTGATATTACAGACTTCGATGTTGTCGCATGGATCAAGGGTGAAATGCGTATGATGCTCGATGAGGAAATCGCTCGTGCAATCCTGATCGGTGACGGTAGACTCGTATCCGATGATGACAAGATCTCTGAAGATCATATTCGTCCGATCGTTAACGACGCCGATCTGTTTACAATCAAGGCCGCAGTTGTTACAGCTGCTAACGCTGACGATGCTACAAAGGCTAAGGCATTTATCCGTGCTGCTATTAAGGCTCGTAAGAACTACAAGGGCTCTGGTAACCCGACACTCTTCACAACCGAAGACATGCTCACAGAGATGCTCCTTCTCGAAGACAACACTGGTCGTCCTCTGTATGAGTCCGAATCTGCTCTCGCTGTAAAGCTCAGAGTTAGCCGTATCGTAACTGTTGAAGTTATGGAAGGCTTCAAGGTTCAGGATGTTGATCCGCTGATGGGTATCATTGTCAACCTGAAGGACTACACTGTAGGCGCTGATAAGGGCGGTGCTATCAACATGTTCGAGGACTTTGATATCGACTACAACCAGAACAAGTACCTGATCGAAACCCGTTGCTCTGGCGCTCTGACAGTTCCGTATTCTGCGATCATCCTGACCGATGGCGCAAGACAGGGGACCTCTGTTGACGGCGACGTGCTGATCTCCAAGACTCAGTCTCAGACAACTGGCGACTGACATTCAAAATGGGAGTGAATTGTGCCTAAGTATTACGGAAAAGTAGGTTTTATAGAAACGGTTGAAACATCTCCTGGCGTCTGGACAGAGCAAATTACTGAAAGATGCTACTCTGGAGATGTTTTAAGAATGTCTAAATCTTGGCAGAATGGAGAGCATCTTAACGATAATCTTCAGGTTAATGTCCAGATCAGATTCGTTGCCGATCCATATGCTTTCCAGCATTTTCACTCTCTTCGTTACATTGATTGGATGGGGGCTCGATGGAAAATTGCTACCGCCGAGCCTCTTTATCCTGGTATTACAGTGACTCTAGGGGGTGTTTATAATGGACCGGAGACTTGAGCTTCATGATATTCTTGGTGGAATTCAAGGAGTTAAGAAAGCTTACTTCCAGCCGCCAGAGACTGTAAAACTTGTATATCCATGTATTATCTACTCATTAAAACGTGTCGATATGAGAAGTGCTAATGACCGTCCTTATAAGAATAGAGATGGCTATGACATCATGATTATCGACCGCGATCCAGATAGTAAGATCAGACGAACTATCGAAACAATGCCATTGGTTAATTTCGATAGATTTTTTACAAAGGATGGTCTTAATCACTGGAGCTATACACTCTATTACTAATTAGGAGGAATAATGGCTAAATTAGTATGGGATGCTATTGGCGAGCATCTGTATGAAACCGGCACTCGTATGGGTGTCCTTTATCTCCAGTCCTCAACTGGAACTTATCCGAAGGGCGTTGCCTGGAATGGCCTCAGAAGTGTTGAGTCCAGCCCGTCCGGAGGCGATGAAACAAAACTTTATGCCGATGATATCAAGTACCTCGGTCTGAGAGCTGCCGAAGACTACGGCGGAACAATCGGCGCTTACACATACCCGGATGAATGGGCTGAATGTGATGGTTCTGTCAACATCGTAGAAGGTGTCGCAGTTCACCAGCAGCCTCGTAAGGCTTTCGGTTTCTGCTATAGAACCGTTGTTGGCAACGATACAGACTTCGAAGCTCATGGTTACAAACTCCATCTGATCTACAACTCTACAGCTTCACCGAGTTCCAGATCTTATGAGACAATCAATGACTCTCCGGCAGCTGTTGAATTCTCCTGGGAATTCTCTTCAACACCTGTTGATACAGGCATCGCTTCTCTGAAGCCGACCGCTTACATTGAAATCGACTCTACAAAGGTCGACGAGACAGCTCTGAAAGCTCTGGAAGCTAAGCTGTATGGCACAACTGAAGCAGAAGCTTATCTGCCGCTTCCGAACGAAGTATTCACAACTCTTGGTTACACAGGAGCCTAAGCAAAACTTCAAAATGGGACAGTATTCAGCTCGGCTGGCTGTCCTTTTTTTCGTATTTTTAACAATACATATTAAATTTTACTTTTGAAAAGGAGATAAACATGCTTAAGCAGACAATTAAATACACCGATTACAACGGCGCTGAGAGAGAAGAAGACTTCTATTTTAATCTGAGCCGTGCTGAACTTATTGATCTTGAATACAAAACACCTGGCGGACTTAAAGAATTACTCGAACGTATCATCAAAGAGAAGGATACTGTAAAGATCTACCAGATGTTCAGAAATATTGTAGAGCTTTCTTATGGCGAAAAGAGTGACGACGGAAAGCACTTCGTGAAATCTCCAGAGATTTCAAAAGCATTTACAGAAACAGAAGCTTTCAGCGAGTTAATGATGATGTTCATTTCTGACGCAGAATTCGCAGCAAAGTTCGTTAACGGAATTGTCCCGGCCTCGTCTAAAGTGTAATGCTTAAAATAGTTGTTCCAGAAAGCGAATTCTATGATGAACGGCGGAATGAATTTGTAAAAGTTAAAGAACAAACTATTACATTGGAACATTCTTTAGTGTCCATCGCCAAATGGGAGTCCAAGTGGCATATTCCATTTTTTAATGGGCAAAACAGTCAGAAAACTACTGAACAAACACTCGATTACATAAGGTTTATGACTCTTACTCAGAATGTCGATCCAAATGTTTACATCACAATTGCTAACAACGTCGATATTATTGAGAAGATAAACAACTACATCGAAGATCCGATGACGGCAACCACATTTAAGAAAGGCCCTCCTCCAAATCCAAATCAGATCATTACAAATGAAGTCATTTACTGGCAAATGATTGCTCTTGGAATTCCTATCGAATTTCAAAAGTGGCATTTTAATAGACTTCAAACACTGATCAGAGTGGCTCAGGAGAAGAGTTCTGGCAAAAAGATGAGTAAGACTGATATTCTGCGATCTAATGCCGAGATTAATGCCGCCAGAAGAAAGCTTCATAATTCTAAAGGTTAGGATTAGCACATGATAGTTCTAAAGACGACAGGAAAACTTAAAAAGACTGAAAAGTTTCTAAGCAAGATGAGCAATTTCGATATTCGTAGAATACTTAACAAGTATGGCGAAGAAGGGGTGAATGCTCTTGCTGAAAACACACCGGTCCGTAGCGGTGAGACTGCTTCGTCTTGGCGCTATAAAGTATCTATTAATAATGGTATAGCTACCGTTACTTGGTCAAACACTCATGTTGAAAAAGGAGTGAACATTGCGATCATCCTTCAGTATGGGCATGGTACTCGAAACGGTGGATATGTACAAGGAATTGATTACATTAATCCGGCTCTTAAGCCGGTTTTTAACGCCTTGGCTGAAGAGGCATGGATGGAGGTGACAAGCGCATGAGCAGTATTGACGAACGAGTCGTTCAAATGCGATTTGAAAACCAGCAGTTCGAACGTGGCGCCAAAGAGAGTCTTAGTACGCTGGATAAACTCAAGAATGCTCTCAGTTTTGGAAAAGCTTCAAAAAATTTAGAAGAACTTCAAAATCAGAGTAATAGATTCAGTCTTGGTGGTATTGGCGATGCTCTGAGCACTGTCACCGTATCATTTAGCAATTTCGAAATCATGGGTCTGCGAGTCTTAAACAACATTGCAGATACCGCATACAGAACTGGAACCAGACTGATCAAAAGTTTAAGCGTTGATAACATCGCGGCAGGCTGGAAAAAGTTCGAAGACAAAACGACATCTGTTGCAACCCTTATTTCCCAGGGTTATGACATGTCTACTGTCGATGAGCAGTTGAACAGACTTAACTGGTTCACCGACGAAACATCATACAACTTCACAGACATGGTATCCAACATCAGTAAATTTACAGCAACCGGCAAAGGCCTTGAAGAATCTGTAAATGCGATGGAGGGTATTGCAACCTGGGCTTCGTTGTCTGGTCAGAACGCTGGTACTGCAAGTAGAGCGATGTATCAGCTTTCTCAGGCAATGGGCGCTGGCGTAATGAGACGTGAAGACTACCGTTCAATCCAGAACATGTCAATGGACACACAGGAATTCAGGCAAGCTGCTCTGGACGCAGGTGTCGCATTGGGAACATTAAAGAAGAATGCTGATGGCACTTACAAATCAATTGTCAAAGGCGTCGGCAAAGTAGAATCATTCGATATTAACCAGTTCGCAAACCATCTGACTGAAGATGCTTGGTTCACAAGCGATGTCATGATGAAAGTGTTTGGTAAATACGGTTCTGCTGTAGATCAGTTGTATGAATACGCCGAAGAACATGGTGTAACAGCTTCTGAAGCGATTAAGGCGCTTGGCGATAATGTTGATGCTTTCGGCCTTAAAGCGTTCAAATCCGCGCAGGAAGCCAGAACATTTACTGATGTTCTTGATTCTGTTAAGGACGCCGTATCAACCGGATGGATGACCACATTCGAATTGATATTTGGTAACTATGAAGAAGCCAAAGAGCTTTGGACCGACTTGGCGAATGAACTCTATGACGTATTTGCCGAAGGTGGAAACGCTCGAAACGAAATGCTCGGTGAGTGGAAAGAACTCGGAGGCAGAACGAAACTCGTTGAAGCTTTCTGGAATGCGTGGAATGGCGTTATGAACATCATTTCGATGGTTAAAGAATCATTCCGAGAGATATTTCCAGCAACTACTGCCAAGCAGCTTCTTAACATAACAGAATCGGTACGAGATCTAACAAATAGATTTGAACATTTATTTAAATTGCCGGATCATTACGAGGATGCACTTAAAAAAGGTCTTATCGATGAGAATGAGATGGTCAAAATTGAAGCCACTAAAAAGCGTATCGACGATCTGTCAAAAACTCTAAGAGGCGTCTTTGCAATTCTTGATATTGTTAAGCAAGGCTTCATGGCGTTTGCTCAACTTGGCGTCAGATTGGTAAAATCGCTATTCCCAGTTGGAGATTCGATTCTTGATATTACCGGTTCCTTTGGCGAATGGGCCGAAGGTTTGCGTGATTCCATCATCGAAGGTAACTATTTTGGTAAGATGGTTGAAACGCTCGGACCAATCGTAGACAAAGTAGGAACGGTTATTGTATGGGTAATCGATAAACTCAAAGATGCATTCTCCTCAATCAAGAATTTCTTCAAACCTTTTAATGAAACTGTTGCGGAATCTGCTGATACGGTTGAACAGAAATGGTCACCAATCACTTCTATCGTCGATTTTGTAAAGAAAGCATTTGAACGGCTAGGCGAAGTATTTAAAGGTTTACAGCCGGTTCTCAAGGCTGTTGGAGACGCATTAGGCAAAGCCTGGGACAATATTCATGAAACAATCATGGGTCTGTTGAACGGCTTTGATATGTCCAAAGGTATGGACATCGCCAATACAGGCATATTTGGCATTCTGCTTTTGGGTCTTAACAACTTCATCAGGAAGGCTAAAGAAGCAATTCCTGGAGGCGATATTGTCCAAAGTGCTCTCGGCACTCTTAAAGACAGTATCAAGGGAATTGCAGATGCGATCAAGAGCCTTGCTCCTCAGGCAAAAGAAGATGCTCCTAGTTTGATGGAGCTTGCAGTCGCTATTGGTATCGTAGCTGGCTCATTATTCCTTATTTCTCAGGTCGATTCTAAGAAACTTATTACATCAGTCGGAGCAATTGGCTTATTACTGTATGCTTTGGAAGATGTTATGGAACGTCTCTCAAAGCTGAATTCCAATTCTGCAGTTTCCGAGTCAAACGGTGGCGGCGTGTTTGGAAAGATATTTGGCATGTTCTCATCCAAGTATTCTTCAAGCAGCAGCATCATGAAGACTGCGGGAAGTATGATATTTATTGCTGGAGCAGTAGGCATCCTAGCAGGAGCAGCTGCCAAACTTGCTAAGATTCCATGGACAAGTCTTGTTAAAGGTCTTGGCGGTGTTGCAGCATTACTTGCCATGGTTACGGCTGTCGCATACGCCATGTCTAACATGGAAGGAAAACTCGTAAAAGGTGCCGGCGGTCTTATATTAGTAGCTGTCGCCATACGGGTTTTAACAAGCAGCGTCGCTAAGCTAGCAGAGATGGATGTCGACAAGATGACCAATGGTCTTATTGGTGTCGGTGCATTGCTTCTTGAACTTGGATTGTTCTCTAAATTCGCAGGAAGCATTAATCTGAGAACAGGAGTGGCTATAATCGCGATTGCGGCGTCTTTACTGATAATTGCGAAAGCGGTTAAGGCATTCGGTAACATGGATACCGTTCAGGAACTTCCTCAGGGCTTGTCGGCCATTGCTGCTATATTAGCTGGCTTTGTTGTGTTCTCTCAAACTGTTAAGTCTAAGGGAATCATGAAGGCGGCCGTCGCAATGCTGATAATGTCGGCGTCGCTGATGATTATTGGCAAAGCTATCAAATCTCTTGGAAGTCTTGATGAAGAATCAATTACAAGAGGCTCTGGAGGATTGGCCGGTGCGTTACTTGGTATCGCTCTTGCTGCTACAGTTCTCGGATCTATCAAAGGAACCGGAAAAGCAGCGGTTAGTATCTTACTGATATCTGGGGCGTTGCTGATTCTTGCTGGAGCATTCAAAGTTATGGCTTCTATTCCAGTTAACAGCCTGCTGAAAGTTCTTCTTGGCTTTGCTGGAGCATTAGTTGTAATTGGCGTCGCTGCAGCGATATTATCTCCGCTGACTTTGAGCATATTAGGCTTATCAGCTGCGTTGCTTGGCATTAGTGCTGGTATATTACTGGCTGGTATGGGCTTAACAGCTTTATCGGCTGGTATTATGGCTCTTGGTGCGTCGCTACTTGTTGCTGGACCAATGCTTGTAAACGGTATCGCCACAACTATATTGGCCGTTCTGAATGCTTGTTGGGTACTTATTCCGAAATTCATCGAAGTTGGATTGAGTATTATTCTCAACCTTATGATAGGTATCTACAACAAGCTGCCAGAGATCGGAACAATGGCAGTGCTTATTGTTCTTAAATTCTTACTGACAATTTCTCAGTTATTTCCGTTAATTATTATGGTCGGTATTCAGATGATTGTAAACTTCATTAACGGAATGGCTTTAGCAATCAGAGATAATTCCGAGTCTATAATGATGGCAGTCGGTAACTTAATGTCTTCAATTGTATATTTGGTACTTACCGGTGTTCAGATGATAGCAGAACAGATCCCGATTATTGGAGGATGGGTTTCTGATGGAATTCAGGGCATTAAGGATAGTATCGATTCTACATTTAGCGAAGAAGAAATGGCAGCAATCACAGAACGAGGCATGTCTGGAGCCGCTAAAGGAATGGAAGCCGCCGAAGCAGAAGCATCTGCTGCCGCTGGTAGCTATGGCGACGCATCCGTCGAAGGTTTCATGGAAAAAATGCCCGACTTTGTAGGTGCGGCTGGAGACATGGGAACTGCTGGTGCTGACGAATTACTTAGTTATTTAGGTGACTACAATAGTGCCGGTTATGATTTGGCTGCGGATGCTGTATCTGGAGCTGATAGTGCAGAACTATTAACTCAGATGAGTGGAAACGGCGACAATTACGCAAACGGATTCATCAACGCTATCAACTATAGAGAATACGACTCTGAATTGGCCGGTTACAAAATCGCGAAAGCTGCTGTAAGAGGAAGTAAAGAGGCCTTACAGGAGAAGTCTCCGTCTAAGGTTATGTTTAAAGTTGGTAGCTTTGGGGCTCAGGGCCTTATTAACGGTATGGATAGTCTTAAGGGCGATGTAGAGGATACAGCCTTCTCGGTCGGCAAATCCGCCGTCGATGTAATGTCCAGCGTTATGAGTAACTTGTCAACAGTTCTCGATTCCGACATGGATCTCAATCCGACAATCACTCCGGTATTAGATCTCTCAGAAATTCAAAATGGGACTAATTCTCTGAATGGAATGTTCGGAAACAGGTCATTCAGCCTCGCTTCAGCTAATGGAATTCGCTTCGAAGCCAACCGCTTAGAGGCGATGAACAAGCTCGAAACAGCAACAACCAACGCTGACGTAGTAGCCGCTCTCGGTCTCCTGCGTGGCGACGTTAATAATCTCAATGACTCCTTCTCTAACACAAAGGTTGTCCTCGACTCTGGTGCTCTTGTTGGAGCAACTGTCAAACAGATGGACAATGCATTGGGAAGGATCAATGTTTACAAAGGAAGGGGAATCTAATGTCATCAAAACTTGCTAAGTGGTATCATTCCATGACATTTGTTTATGCGGATGAATGGGATGACTCCATCAGAGTTGTAGGAGACTATCTGATTATCGACCCCGAAGTATACAGGATTGCGGACGATGGAATCCATTTCAACACAAATCGTGTCAGAGTCGAAAATGGATCTATTATCTCAACCAGTATGAAACACGGCGTCGTTAATACATGGGACGATTGGCATTTGATTCCTACTTCTCGTCCCGTATTCCAACAGGGGGATGTCAAGACAGTTTACATTGATATTCCCGGAGCGGATGGTCAGATCGACATAACCGAGTCATTGACTGGTTATCCGACATACAAAAACAGAGAAGGGTCGCTCGAATTCATTGTAGCTAATGGCTACAGAGATAGCTGGGCAGCTGGCTTCTCTCAGTTTGCTAACTGGCTTCATGGTAAAAGGCTCAGGGTTATCCTCGACGATGATCCTGAGTATTTTTACGAAGGCCGGTTTAAACTCAATGAATGGAAATCGAACAATGACGGAACGTGGTCGAACATTACAATCGACTACAACCTGAAGCCATATAAGTATTCTGTATACATGTCTACGGACAAATGGCTTTGGGATCCATTCAACTTCGAAACTGGATATATTTACAATTGTGGTAACATTTCAGTTTCAAAGAAAACAACAATCAACTTGAATGTAAACGGAATGCATGTAATTCCGAAGTATGTTATCAAGAACACAAAAGACACTCAGTGGACGTTGGAAGTCAATGGCACGATCGCTGAAATTCCTCTGAATTTCTCAAAGAAAAACACCGTAGAATTTTCCGATCCGAGATTCGAGCTTCTTCCAGGAGAGAACACGATTGTTGTTACGCCTAAAACGAAAGGAACTCTTGATATTTCCTTTAGAGGCGGAAGCTTATGATCAATGTTACAGCTAGATCAGAGTCGTCTCCTCAGACGCTTGGCTATTGGGATGTATACAGTGCAGATTATCCTAACGCATGGTGGGAGATTCGTCTTGTTGGATGGATCTCCCAAAATGCTTCTACACTGAAAACAACTTTATATTTCAAATGGCAGGTCGGATCGTATAACTACTGGCCTTTTTGGGATGATCCGAATACTTATAGGGTGACATTGGGCGACGATTCCAAGACAACTTCTTTCAATCTTGCTCAGGACACTTCGAACACCTATAAGGACAAGAGCAGTGTCCAATCAATCACCGTTACACACAACTCGGATGGGACATATTCTGGAACAATCGAGATGGAAGGCTACAAGTGCTGGGAGGCTTTTAGTTACGAGGACGAAATTACGTTCCCGAAAATAACACCTCCAGCACCTACTCCGACGCCTACTCCTACTCCCGATCCAGAGCCTATTGATGAGATTTACGAACCAGTTCCTCCGATCAATGACGGCGATCCAAAATACTATATTTACGCAGACGGAGAAGTCCTCTATACGAGTAATGACGAAAATTATTTGGTTATTGAGCCAAGACTATCATTAGCGCTCAATCAGACAGATAGTTTGGAATTTATATTGCCTCCGACGCATCCTCGCTATAACAGTTTAGCGAAATTACGGTCGACTGTTGAAGTTCGTCAGGGATCTGAAATCTTATTTAGAGGTCGTGTTCTGAATGATAGTAGAGATTTCGACAACAAACGGCATATTCACTGTGAAGGAGCGTTGTCATTTCTTAATGATACGCTAATGCCGCCGTACGCTGCTGGAAAGTACAAAACAGCTGCTGAATTATTTAAAGCGGCCCTAACGGAACACGGGAAGCAAGTTCCAAAAGAAATTCCAGAACGAAGGCTGCGGTATGTGTTTTGTAATGTGTCTGCCGAAATAGAAAACGAGAACTCTGAGTATTCAAGCACAAATGAGGTTATCAGCACTCTTCTGAATGATGTTGGCGGATATTTGAAGCTCGAATACTACTACAACGGCGAAACAGGACTGTCATATTTGAACTCTTACAATCGTGTTTCGAGTCAGCCGATTCAGTTCGGAGTCAACTTGTTAGATCTCACGCAGTCAATTGACGCTTCTGAAGTATACACATCTGTTGTGTGCTTTGGGGCAGCTGACGAGAAGACTGGCAAGAGACTCACAACCGGCGATGGGAATGATATTTACATTGAAGACAGATCTGCAATTAACGTGTTTGGAAGGATCATAAGAACTTTTACGTACGATGACATTACAGATCGTAATGAGCTTAAGAAAGTAGCGAATGCCTTACTGAAGCTTGGAACATCCGTGAAAATGACATTTGAGGTTAAGGCAGTAGATATGCATCTTATTAGTCCGGATGTCGAGAAATTCAGATTAGGCGATTCAATTCCGATCAAAGCTTATCCGCATAATGTGGATTCTTATATTCAGTGTACTGGAGTAGACATCGATTTACAGAATCCAGAAAACACAACTTATACACTCGGAGGAACCATTACGGCTCTCACCGATACAACAAGTAGAAAATAAAGGAGGCCGAATGGCAACTATCAAAGAACTTGTAGCCAGAATCAGAAAAGCTGTTTATGGCGAAGAAGTACGAGAGTCCATTGCTTCTGCGATTGAACAGGTTAGTACCGATGTTGATGCCAGCGTTAAAGAATGGCTGGATGATCATCCTGAAGCAACCACAAGCGTTGAAGATGGCTCCATTTCTGACGTGAAACTGAGCAGTTCTCTGAAGGAGAGCCTCACTTTCGTCAACACAATCAACAAAGAGTATACTCTAACTGGCGAGTTGCTTGGAAATTTTGATCATACATCGACTCAGATCCAGGGTATTACCAGTGAGGGACATCTGCTTTATATTGCTGGAACCAGTGGCGACACAACATCGACTATTATTTATGCTGTGGACCCGACATATTTGTCATCTACTCCGCATACGATTAATGCATACGGTCATCCGAATAGTTTGGACTATCTGGATGGAAAGCTTTACATCGCAGGATGTATGCCTACACAAGCGACAACGACATACAAAAAGCTTTGCGTTGTGGACGATGTTAACTGGAATGCGACTTTCAAGGATGTGCCAACATTCTATGGCTGGTGGTCTGTGGCATGGCTTAAAGGTTACAACGATAAATACGTGCTTGCAGGCCATAGAGAATGGTCGTCAAATCTTTATCTATTTGCAACGGCTTATGGCACCAATTCTGCAAGCTCAAATCATTTGGGTCTGAATAAATTTATTCCTTGGCGTACGCTTGATCTGGAATCATTCAGTTGCGATCCGGCTGGAATGTGCCAGTATGATAAGTATATTCTGATCTGCGATGCACATCTGTCCGGTGTACATGCTAGAAACTGTATTCATGCTTATAATAGCGATGGCGATCTGAAAGCTACTTTATATTTGCCGATTATGGGCGATAACGAGCTTGAGGATGTCTGTGTCCATGATGGCGATGTTTATACCGTCGATTTTTCAGGAAACATTTATAAGTTCTCATCCAGCGAGATCGACAAGGCACTTTCAAGAGATTATGGACCGTCGATGTTCATGTCGAATCTTGGAGCTGGTCCGCAGATCGCTTATATTAATGAGAATGGAACTGAAACATATCAGACTCTTAAGACTGATACGTATTTGCTGAAGTCATTTAGAGTTTGTCCATGGCTGTATACCGCAACTCACCGTATTACAAACGGTCGTATGATGGTCAGAACTGGTACGGACACATTAATATTACAGGCCGATTTTAGTGGTGATGCTAAAATTTCGTTCTGTGGAACAGGCAAGAGTGGTAGTGCTCTTGTTTATTATTTCTTCGAGTATACTCAGTCCACGCCTAGCGACAATAATGAATATTTATATACGCTCACGACATTCAGTTGTACGGCTCATTACGACGGATCTGAGACAACTTACACCGATCCTGCTGCTGCGGCGAATGCTGGATATTTCCATGGTTACACATTTGTAGACCGACTGCTGTATGAGACTGCTCCGAGCTATAACGGAACAGCATTATCGTTCTAATGGAGGAATCTTATGAGTGATGTAAAAAGAGTTGTCGCTGGAACAGGCGATTATGGATTTGAGGATACGGTGGCCAGGGAAAAAGTTAATGAGCTAGTGGATACCGTAAATACAGTAAAAAATACACTTGACACAATCGCCTATGTCGAAGATGGCGTATTGGTCATCAAAGGAGGAAACAATGAGTAGTGTTTCTAAAATTAAAAATGATGGCGTTTTGTACGACATCGAAGATTCTACTGCGAGAGCGGATATTTCTGATTTAAAGAGCCAAATAGCTCTCAATAGCGGTATTCCGGCATCAGTAAAAAATGCTATTGATACCCTGCTTCAGAATGTCGCATTTAAGAATGATGATGCATATACGGATGAACTTACAGCTGTCCATAACTGGGCAACAGCAGTTAATCTGCTTTCAATCAGTGCTGTATTTGAACAAGGACAGAATGTCATTTATGACAGAGATTCACTTGAAACTCTGAAACAGTATTTAACTGTTAATGCAAGTTATGACAATGGTTTGACTGAAACACTTGCTGACTCAGCTTATGCATTAAGTGGTACTTTATCTGAAGGAACAAGTACAATCACTGTCACATATGATGGAAAATCTACAACATTCAATGTAAATGTGACCAAGTTTGTATATACGTTCCATTTAGATAGTATTGTCAGCGGATATGACTGCACAATGGGTGTTGGTAACAATGCAACAATCGTAACAACAACTAATGCAAACAGAGCAGTATCAAACCCGCTTGTTGTACCGATCCCTGCAGGGACATATCGTTGTACATTCCCGTCTGTTTGTAAAATCGGTGTGTTTGCTGCTACTAAGGATGGTACAGATCCATCGCTTGATAGCGTTGACTGGGCAAATGTTGGCGTAGCAAAAACATGGTATACAGGAAATATCGTGAAAGAATGGAATGAACTTTCACGAGCCGGATGGGATTTTGTCAGCGGAAATACATTCACAATGGCAAAAGATGGTTGGCTTCAGTTCCATTTTCAAGCAGTTAACGGTGGATCAGTTTCAAGTGAATCATGGAGAAATACCATTCTTGAAGGGCTTTCTTTCACCGAGGTTGAATCATGATTTACGATGCAGAGGGCAATCAGCTTTTCAGTTGTTATGATGCTGAAGGGAACATGCTTCTGAATGCATATGACGCCGAAGGGACGATGATATTCTCTGTCGGGTCAAGACCGTGGGATGAAGAAATAACTATAGAAAAGAAATATGATGCATCAGCACAAACAAATTATTATGTGGTGACAATTCCGCAAACTAGAACAGACGGCAGTAAACAGTACCCGTTTGTATTTGTGCCAAATGGAAGTGGTGGCGGTACAATGTCAACGCTAACCATGATGCAGACATATGATTTCTATATGGGCATGAATGGTGGATATTTTGATTATTCCGAAACGCATACTTATAAGCCTAGAATCATTGCAATACAAAATGCGGAAAGCATCGAATGCCAATATCTCGAATGGAATGCTAATAACAACTATATCCTCACTATTGATGGCGAAGGCAATCTAGGATACGCCGCCCCAATGGCTAAAGGAACAACTGCGGAAGGGTTAATCAATAACGGAATTGTTTCTGCAATTGTAGGACTGGTTCCGTTAGTGGTAAATGGAGTTGCTTCGGATGTTGAAAGTTCTTTTTGGGCAAGCACTGACAGAGCACAAAGGCAGATCATCGGTCAAAAGCCAAACGGTGATTATGTTGTTATCACTTGCGAAGGAAGAAACTATGATAGTTCCAAAGGCTTTACAGTTTCAGAAGCAAGAACACTTTGCGTGAACATGGGTTTGAAATTTGCAATGGCAGTTGATGGCGGTGGCAGTACAGAAACTGTTATTGGAGATACTCAGCTTAATTCCATTTACGAAGGCACAACAGGCAGAATTGTTCCGACGTACATTGTGTTCAACGGAACAGATACTTTCGGTATTCCGAATGCTAGTTAAAGGATATAAAATGTAAAACCAACAAATTTTATATTTGTTAAAGGAAACTTTAAATCATAGAGGCACACATGGAAAAATGGATGAAAAAGCATTATTGATTGTTTCAAAATATGCACGCGAGCATCTTGATAAAACCGATGGTGAAATCGAATTCTCAACATTCATTGTCTGGAAATGTAAGGTACTTCAGAACTGGAAGTTTCTTATTTCCACGTCACTCCATGACGGAATGTATTATGAGGTGACATACAATGGCGATAAGAAAGAATGGTATCTCGATGCTTATAAAAAGTTCGAGAATAGACATATTCCTGACTTTTAAGAATAATTGATATTTATGACTCAACCATTATCAGACGAGGAACTAGAGGAGATCCTCATAGAGATACGTAAAGGAGAGGACTGGCCGGACGAGGCTGGTCTTCTTTATTTTTCGAAAGGAGACTAAACATGCCTGAAGATATTCAGACGATTTTAGACGATGATTTCGAGCAGTCCTTAAAAGAATCAGGAATTGAAATCATTATCCCCGAAGAAGATTCAGAACAACCAGATGGTGTCGGAGCTGTTGGCTACTCTCCACGGCTGACGGCTCCTTCTGCCACAAATCCATATTTTCTGAAATATGGACGAGGCGGATACAACAGATGCATTCTTATTACCGGAAACTCCTGTATTCCAAACTGTGTCGGGTACGCATACGGACGCAGTCTTGAGATCGGAGGAGTTACATCAAATCCGAAGCTGCCGACATGCAACGCCGAAGACTGGCTTGCTATGGCAAAAGCTAATGGACTTGAAACCGGATCTACTCCGAAAGTCGGGGCTGTTGTTGTATGGAAAAGCGGTAAACTGTGGAATGGCAACGACGGCTGCGGTCATGTTGGCGTAGTCGAAGAAGTTGCTGTCGATGGAACAATTACCGTGTCACAGTCTAACTACGGCGGGACCAGGTTCTTCGTCACAAAGCATAAGCCTCCGTACAACATTTACGGTCAGACATTTATCGGCTTTATTTACAGTCCATACTATACTGGTGAACCGCATTGGGTGAAGAACGATACAGGTTGGTGGTATGACAATGGCGACGGAACATATCCTGCAAACCGTTGGAAGTTAATTAACAATAAATGGTACTGGTTCAATGAACATGGATACATGGGCACTGGCTGGCTCAGCTATAAGGGTCGTTGGTATTATCTCGACGAGAATGGTGTAATGGCCACTGGCTGGAGAAAGATCAAGGGCAAATGGTATTTCATGGACAGCGAAGGTATCATGCTCACCGGCTGGGTCCATTACAAAGACAAGTGGTATTTCTGCAATGAAAGAGGAGAAATGCTTACTGGCAAACAGATGGTTCCGGCATATTTCGCTGAGAATGGCGAATTAGTCAGAAAGTAACTTTCAAAATCCAAAATTTCCCCGGGTGGGATTTTTGGAAAAACTCGTTTAAATCATACGTGGCGGAATAGGTAGACGCATGAGGTAAGGCGTTCATCAAGTTAGCGGTAGGTGTAGCAAGTGGCGGGGGCGCTCATGTATGGTGCAAATCCATACCGTGTGATTATATTTAAGAAAGAAGGTACAACGATGCCAGAGCAGTATATTATGCCGATTTACAACACAATTGTCGGTATTGTAATCGGTCTTCTTGTCAGCACAATTACGGGTCTGATCAAGAGAGGAAAAGACGCGACAAAACAGAAGGACGCGAGAATTGACGCTACCGAACGGGGCATCGCTATCCTTTTAAGAAAGCAGTTGAGAGAATATTACTCAACTTACGAGTATCAAGAATCCATCCCTCAGGACGATTGGACGGATATCGAAGAAACACACAGAGTGTACAACGAACTTGGCGGGAATCACACAGGAGACCGCCTGTTCGAAGAATTAAAAAATAAACATATTCAGGGGTAATAATTATGGCAAAAACTTATATTTTAGAACCTACTGTGGTATCTTTAACTGCCAGTAATGGTGGTTTCAACGGTACTATTACAACCGATTATGACGTTATGGATCATATCGGTCTCGGAACCATATTAGAAGTCGGAGATGCCAAGTATACTTGCACCGAAGTGCCTCCTGAGCATCACTCATCGAATTTTGAAATAACAAATGGCGATTCTCAGGCTAGTAACATGGCTAGCGTGTACATTATAGGAGGGGAATTACACGTTTCTGGTACAGCTCCTAGTATCACAACTAGCGGTGAGTATACAGTCTCCATCTACACCGAAACAGAAGACGTTGATCCGTATCCTGTTAAGAATTTTACATATGAGCATGCAGAAGTTGCTAAGAACGATATCGAAGATATTATCCAGGCAATTTACATAAGCCGCGAAGAAACAGAATCACAGGCAGCGCATGGATATTCTCCTGCAGATAGACTCGTAATCGCTGTTGCCAAGCTGCACGGGGTTAATCCGGAGAAAGCGCTTACAACAGGCAACTATCCTAACCAGATAAAGAGGATCGCTGCAATTATTCGTGGTGACTTTGGTAGCGACTCCTCTGTCGGATAAATGGCGTGATATATGGCTAAAAATTATATTTTAGAACCTACAGACTTCTCCGATCATCCTCGTAACGATCTCGAAGGAATCGACGATCTTATGGATGATATTCTTGGGCTGAAGGAATCTGAGGAAGAAGATCCGTCACCTTCACCTGAGCCAAAGCCTATTGACGATGGAGGAGGTTTACAATGAGCAAAACTTATATTTTAGAACCGACGGAGTTGCAGGTTGTAGAATACATTACTCCAGCTGGCAAAAGTCTAGAAGCACTCATTACTAATACTCCGTTATACGGGTTGTCAATAGAAGAATTCAATGCCTTAATCCCTGTTAGAGCAATCTTCGAAGTCGGCAACGGTGATAAATTTATTGCGTTTCAGGGTGAAGACGAAGTTTACGGGCCATTAATGATGTGGTCAAGGGACGGCTCTGACGTTAGTGGTCCTGGAGACCCGCAAGTAGCTGTTCTTTTTAATGATACGAATAAGATCACCTCGTTTAATTTAATCTCCGATGCCACAACTGAACCCGGCACTTACACAGTCTCCATCTACACCGAAACAGAGGACGCTCCTAAGTATCCGACCAAAAATACCTCCTACGAACTTCACGGTCATAATGAGGTCGAACGCATCCGTTACAAGCTGAAAAAGAAGGCTGAACAGGGTGACTCATCCAGTGGTGGAGCCGGAGTATTTATGGTTGGCGCAACCCTTAGCCCAAAGGCCACGACATTGGATAAAACATGGACTGAGATACGCGATGCTGCCGACTCTGGAAAGTTTGTTGTTATTGGCTATCGCAATGCGCTTGGCAAGTTCATGTATGAGTATGCAACCGCCATTTACAACAATAGAGGCTACTATAGTGTCCTTGTATTGAAACTGGGTACGAACGACGATGCTCCTACTGCGATAATATACAAGACAGATAGCCCGAATGATTATCCTAGTCGTGATAATCTATCTTAATCAATTGCGACACTTAATCCGGATTTAATGTGTTATACTATATCCTGGGCTTTTAGTAGACAGGAGGTAAAATGACAGTCTTTAGGGATGAAGCTAACGGATCATATTTCGTCAGCTTTTATCTAAAGGATCCGGACCGAAAAGGTAAGTATCGACACATCACAAAACGTGGATTTTCCACAAAGAAAGAAGCCGCACGATGGGAGCGGGACAATGCTGATAAGCCACTCTCAACGGACAAACCATCATTCATTGATATTTGTAAACGTTGGGAAGTGAGTATTCAGGCATCCGCAGGAACAATACGACAACATCGTGAGCACTTCAACATTCGTTTCAACCAATACAAGGATATTCCGATCGACAAGATCTCCAAAGAGGATCTGATCGACTGGCGTATCTGGTTGGCGCAGCAGCCATTTTCTACAAAGACTAAGAACACGACCATCACATACGTGAAAGGGGTGCTCCGTTACGCCGCAGTAACCTATGATATTCCAGATTACTCCCCGATCTTGACTAAGCTGAAAAAATCAGATACGGAATTGATGGGTGAACCGGAAATCTGGACACCTGACGAATTCTCGAAGTTCATCAACTGTGTGGAAGATGGCTGCTACCATTTATATTTTGAATTCCTTTACTGGACCGGCTGCAGAAGAGGAGAAGCTATCGCCCTTCAGAAGAAAGATCTGAAAGATGGGTATGCGCTGATCCGATATTCTCAACGGTATCAGAAGGAAGGATTAACTCCAACCAAGACAAAAAACAGCAGGAAAGTTCAGCTCGATCGTCAATTATATTTGACACTAAAAGCCTATGCTGACTCAACTGAAGGTAACTATGTCTTTGGCGGAGAGAAGAGTCTTTCTCCAACATCTATTGCGAGACAATTCGACAAAGCGATTAAGAAATCTGGCGTTACTAAAATTCGTCTTCATGATTTACGACATTCTCATGCGAGCTGGCTGATTTGCAACGGCGTCAATATTGTCGCTGTAAGTAAACGGTTAGGCCATAGCTCAATCAACGAAACACTCAAAACTTATACGCATTTACTTGAATCCACAGATCAGAACATGATCGACAAAATCAATGAATTTAAGTCTAACTTTTTGAGTTAGAGCACAAGGTTGTATATTCCAAATCGAGAAGATTTGTAGCATATTTGCGGATAACAGGCTACAAAAAGTACCTGCGACACATGTGGGTCAATTCCCTGTTCCTGCGCCTTGTGTAGAAAGTCCTTAGAAATAAGGGCTTTTTCTTATTTTGGGTTAGGTTTTGAGTTAGAGATCGGCCACGTACGGATGATATTTGAATCCGGAGTGTCGCAATTTTTACATCTCTTTTAATAGTAAAGGAGATTGAATCATGAATTACGAAAAAGCATTTAAAAAGCTCGTTGAGCAGATCAAACTTGAAAGTGAGTTTGCCAAAGAAGAATTATTGAAAGACGAAAGGAATCTTGAAGACGTTAAGGACTTATATATCCCTAAGGAGATGAGTTACGAACGTAAGAGATTACAGGAACAGATCAAAGTAAACGAAGGCAAAGTTCGTTATGATCGAGGTATGATATTTGCTTATGAGTCAATTAAAGAGCTCGCCGTTAAACTTGAGAACGACGAATTCTTTACTGAAGAAGAGGAAGCTTAACAAAGCTTCTTTTTTTTTATTTTTCTGGAGGCATTCATGAAAAACAAATACACAAAAGAATGGCTTAAAGCCGCATTGATCAGAGCAATCAAGACTTCCGCTCAGGTCATTCTGTCAATGATTACAATTGGAGCAGCTATTAAGGACGTTGACTGGGTTAACGTTGCTTCTGTCGCTGTTGTCGCATTCTTTTATTCAATCGTTACCTCCCTGGCTGGCTTACCGGAGGTTACAAATGGCGAGGATGGAACTTTACTGATTGACACAACTGATCCGGAAGTTAATAGATATTTGCTCCAGTATAACTCCGATCTGGAAGAGATTGCTGGCAAGAAGTCTGTTACGTTCAAGGTTAATCCGAATGCTGATTTGAGTGATGATCATGAACAGAAATGAACTTTATCATTTTGGCGTTCCTGGAATGAAGTGGGGCGTTAGACGGTATCAGAATGCTGACGGATCGCTTACATCGGCTGGTAAAAAACGTTATGGACATCTGCAGAAAAGAAACGATAAGCATGAATACATCAAAAAAGGCAGCAATTCCGAAAGACGAACATACGAAAAGATAACCAATGCCCGCGGACAGAATGTTAAGAAATTAGCTTCTAAGGCGGCCAATGAAATCGAGAATACAAAAGAATACAAGGATTGGCAAGATGTTCTTTCAAAAAGGGGCAAAATAAATCAAAACGGGCAGAGAACTCTTTCATATTTCGACAAAGAATACTCTTTAGACGAGCTTTTAGAAACTATGATGTCCGACTCAAACATTCAGAACGCATACGAAGCAAAAACTAAGGAAATCTTGGACAATTACAAAGACAGGGCTATAGATGCTTCACTTCTTGATGCTGGTTATAAAGCTACAAAAGAAGGTAGAGAATACGTGCACTACTTGATGGATAAATATGGTTAATCCGCACCAAAAACAAGGCATATATTGATGAAAGGAGAACTGTTTATGACAAACAGAGAAAATCTGCAGAAAGAAGCAGACAGACTTTACTCAGCACTCGAAAAGTTAGATCCGAAAACGAAGGAGTACGCGAATGTACAGACCAAGTATTTCAAGGTACTGGACAAGATTACCCAGGAAGACGATCGATTACTTAAGATTGAAGCTGACAAACAGGCGAGGGAAAACAAGAAACTGGAATCCGAACACAGAGCGACACTCGAAGATGAAGAATTCAAACTTAAAGCCGAACTCGAACGTATGAAAACAGCCCACAAAATCGAACTCGAAAAGTTAGAGTTCGAGCATAAGGCTGATATTGAACAGCGAGAGCTCGACCACAAGGTTGAAATGGATCATTGCGATTTCGAACTTAGACAGGATGAAAGTTTACGGAATACTTCTGCCAGAGATGCGGATATTGCAAGTAAGAGGTTTGATATTCTGAAGAAATTCTTGTGCGATCTTGGAATCGCTGGTGTAACACATGAATTAAGGCTCCAGACGATTGCGAAACTTTATCAGTTCGAGAGCGACGGATTGGTCTTGCCTAGCAGATTGATGCAATTTTTCAACAGTATTTCAAAGAAGTGAACCAAGAATCAAAAATAGGAAGGCGCAGCATTAACACGCCCTCTTATTTTTTTTTCATTTCCGCAGTAAAAACGCACCTTTTAATGAAGGAGGAACTGATCATGAGAGAAATGAGATCGGTAAAGATTGGAAAAAAGAACATTGTTTTATGGGGAAAGGATAAAGAGGCTAAACTTGCCGCAAATACCATTGCAAGCGTAGTATTGATTACAAATATTGCGTATTATGGGTATTGCGCTAAGTATTACTGCGGAATCATAAAAGGACTCGTAAAACACTGAGTCTTTTTTTTTCGCAGTTCCAACAATCCTTGTATATTTTTTGCCTTATGGATAGTAGAGAATTTAAACGAATCTGTCGAAACAGAAACTTCTACGTCGTTCAGACGTTAGTAATCGAGGAGGAGATTAAACAACTGGAAAATGATTACTGCACGCCTAGAGCGCCGAGATTAGAAGTTATCGGAGCACCGGCTCATGACAACCAATCGCATATTGTTGACTATATTTCAAGAAAGATGCGGTTAGAAGAAGAACTTGATGAATTGTATAAGCTTATCAGGACTATCGACGAAATCAAAAACCTAAATTTTCCATGGGGAGAAATTCTGTGGAAGTCTCTGGTAGAAGGACAACCAGTAAGACACTTGTGTTCTGAGTATGATATTTCAAAAGACATGTATTATAGAAAACTCGCAATATTTACATCTTCTTTAATAGAAAGGAAGATAAAATTATGTTCAAAAAGTATGAAGAACACACAGTAGTAGCATATAAAACTGCTAAGATGACAGCACACGACTCGATGACTACCGTAATGGACGTGGTTGAAGGAGGATATTTCCACGCACCTTTACGGATAGAACTCCAGAGCGATGGCGTATTTGAAATCAGTTTTAAATGCACAAAGAAGGAATTCAAAGACATTGAGAGAATTTTATATTCTTTAAGAAGAAACAAAGCTATAGGATTAGGAGTTATGACATTAGTCTAAACTCCTTTTTCTTTTTTTTTCGCAATATTTACATCTTCTTTAATAGAAAGAAAACAAAAAGGAGATTAAAAATGAAAGAGTTTGAAAACTATAGAATTTGTGGTACACATCAGGAAGCTATGAATTTTATTCAGAAGCTCGAAGAGCAGGGAAGCGAGTACAAGATTGTATTAGGTACTCATCCCACTCTGGGCGACTGGACCAAGATTGAGTATTCTAAGTACGATCCATTCTATGCATCAAGAAAGCAGAAATAAACCTGCTTTTTGTTTTTTTTTCGCGAAATTTACATCTTCTTTAATAGGAGAGGTGAATAAAAATGAAAAGAAAGAGTAATATTTACACAGTCATCGCTAGAGACACTAAAACTAAAACCGCGTTTGAGATGGCACAAAGTATTTGGGACATTGTGGCTAGATGCTTCGGCATTTATGGCCGCCCGTCCGCAAGAATTATGCCATGCCAGAATGCATACAAAGTTGAATTCTATGCGACGCCTGATGAGTATGAATTCTTCAGAGTTGCTTATGAACTATTTCTGAAACAAGAAGCTAAGTATTTATAACAAAGCTTCTTTTTTTTTCGCGAAATTTACAAACACTATATTGAAGAGATTGTTTAAATGGAGGTGGAAATCCTCTGGTAAGACACGAAGGCGTATCGGCAGTCCGATACCTACCGCAGTCATGGGTGGAATTCCCTGGGTTTTCGTTGGGCCCGCTGCCTGAACAATCTTTTTTATTTTTCGCATTTTAAACAGCTCTCTTAATAGGATAAAACAAGGAGGTAATTAACATGACAAGGACTGATTTATCCAAAAGAGAAGCTATTGAAAAGTATTCGAATCAAGGATTATATTTGATGACTATTAATATCTGGTACGATGGTATTAAAGTTTCTGAAGATGAAGATTATCTATGGGGCGTCTTCGGAAAGAAACAGCTGTTCTGGCAGTACAAGAAGCAGGAGTTAGCCGCACTCTGTTCTTCGGTCAATTTTGAATTTGATGAAGAAGATTATGGCGAGACTGTTGTTTCAGCACGGTTTAACAGCGATACAATTCCGACGCATTCAACGTGGAAATTTACAGATAAAGAAAACTTAAAACCTTGTGTGTATAAGGTTGATATTCAAGAAATTTAATTCAAGACAAGAAGCCTTTAACAAGGCTTTTTATTTTTCGCAGAAAAAACAAACGCGATAGTGAGAAGACCGGGTACTTTGTGCCTTATTTTAAAGGTCTTTTTATTTTTTTTTGCACGAGCATGGAAAGGAGATTAAAAGATGATTGTGCATATTCTCATTGGGATCCTTGTTGGAATCCCCATCGGCTGGGCAACAGGAATTTTATTTTTCATTGGAAAGGAGGCGGACGAATAATGTGTGAATTTTGTGATGCCTATGTAAAAGGCGAAGATTTCAAATATATATACAAGAACACGTTCAATATTATTGGCGAAGTGCAGCTGGACGTGGATGCATATATTCCGAGTGGTAAGCCATCCATCGAGTTTGTGTCTTCTATCTACGTATGCAACTTTGGCCCGTATGACGAAAATGCCACGAGCGTTCCAATCACATTCTGCCCGATTTGTGGCGTAGATCTCGAATTCGAGAAGGCGAAATACGAAAGAGAACAGAGGGAGAAGTTCGAGAAGTCTCAGAAGGAATTTGACGAACTATTTGAAAAAACTGTATACGTGACAGTCACTGATATTTCAAAAGAATCTGGTTTCAATCGCCAAACAATTCAGCAGGCCATACAGAATGGGAAATTAAAAGCTATAAAGGAACCAGCCGGAAATGCTTTCGGATTTAAATATTTAATCGCTCTGCGCGACGCCGAGGAATGGCTTAAAAAAGAAGCAACTCATAAAAAAGGAAGACCTAGGAGGAATAAATAATGGAAAAGGAAAAGGCAACACTTATCGACAAATCTGAAGATTATCAGAAGGGCTACTACGACGGATACCATAAAGGATATTCTGACAAGACATCGGCGATCAATAAGGCAAAGAAAGAAGCAAAAGCGGAATATGATGAAAAGATCAAAAACTTGGCGATTCATACGATATTTCCGTTTAATGTCGCATATTTAATTGCCGAGGATTCCGAAAAGATCTTGTTTTTCTCTCCAGAGCTGATTTACAAAGCGATGAACAATAATCTTAACGCCAGACAAATGGATGTTCTTGTATGCCGATATAGAGATGGTAAGACTCTCGATGAAATTGCTAAGAAATTTGGTGTTACACGAGAGCGCATCCGCCAGTGTGAAACAAGGGCTATAGGTAGATTAAGCGATCCGATGGTGCTCAATTCTATGCGAGCTGTTTCTTACACTCAGTATAAAAATCTGGAAAATCGGTATGAAGCTGTTTCATACGCATACAATCATACTCCTGAGCAAAAAGATATCGAGGAACTTGTTAAAGAGAGCGCCATTACTGAAATGCCGATCGAGGATCTCGGTCTTTCTATAAGAACCCATACTTGTTTACGTAGGGCGGGTATTTCAACTGTCGGCGAGCTCATTGCCAAAACACAAACGGAAATGATGAAGGTCCGTAATCTTGGCAAAAAATCACTGTATGAAATCAAGACGAAGCTCAACAAGATTGATTTAGGATTCAAGGAAGAGTAAATCGAGGATTAGATCATGACAATCACCACGATTTACCGGATATTTTTTCCATTGAACGAGTACAAGGAAATGCTGGAGTTTGCGAGTGCTTATAAAAATTACAGCAAAATTGCCGAAGATACGACAGGTACCACATACGAACTCAAAGAAGTTTACACAGTCAACGCAAACGAAGGAGAACAGAATGACAAAGCTTAAATGGTTTGACTTAGAAGACTGGATTGAACGTCAGATTGATATTCTGATTGAAGAATCGATCTGGTACAACTTGTGAAATAATTCGCAATAATTGCAAAGTCCATAGTAGGAGGTAAATATGGATATTTTGTTTTGTATCGTTTCTCTTATCCTGGTAATAGGATATTGGGTAAGAGAACAGGAACACGAACAGGAGCTGAAAGACTCCTACGAAGAAGGCTATAAGAAAGGATTATACGAGAACGTTGTAAAGTTCTCGAAAGACTAACTTATAGTCTTTTTCTTTTATCACCGAATATTTAAAACCTCAGGGAAAGAAAGGCTTCTGAGGTTTTTGATATTCAAAAGATACACTGTTAATTGAAAGGAGAAAATTATGACAGTAATCAACAATACTCTTCCGCCGAACGATGGCAACGAGAACACCCTGACAGAAAATGGATGGGTTCTTAAACAGGAATCGAAGCCAATTGGTAAGCAGAAATTCTACACAGTTAAACAGGCTTCCGCCGAAACCGGATGCAAAATCTCAAGCCTCAGAACTGCTATAAAGAGCGGGTTTTTACTTGCTTCTAGAGTTCCCAGCGGAGCAAATAATGGCGACGCAATTTATATTAATGAAATGGATCTCATTGATTGGCTCGACGATAAGCAGAAAGTGCGCGATATAAAAGCACACGACACTTATCTAGCATATATGAGAAAAGTCAATCAGAAAGCTCGCGGCAAGAAGCAGCCAGTACAAGAATCAAAGCCTAAAAAGGTTGTGAAGGCGAAGGAGGAGAACCCGAATATGGATATTTCAAGCATCTCAGAGGCGCTTCAGAGAATCATCGATCAGGAAGTGGCTAAGGTCAAAGAAAGTTATGAGTTAAAGCTCAAAGAGACATATGACAAGGGATATTCTGATGGAAAAGAACAGGCCGCTCTTGACAACGAGGATCGCTATCAGGAAGGATATCGTGATGGAATTGCCGAAGGTCGTAAGAAGGCTGCAGAAGAAATTTCGGTAATCGCAAAGGGGATGTACAAATGAACTGGCAGATGCTGATATTAGGGCTGGTACTGATCGTGGTATCAGCCTTTTTAGGTTTTATGGCCGGAGGATCTATCATGACGAAAACTATGATAATTCCATCAACGATAATGCTGCAATATGTAATACCGCCTAAGAAAGCAGACGATATTATGTATTTATTTTTAAATACTGATGCTGAGCATTCTAAAGAAGGTAAAAAGCTTGCGACATTATTCTATACGCTGTATCGGCTAGGAGCGGTGTTCGATAAGAGTGAGTTGACGAGGCATTGCTTCTTAGATGCGCTTACACACGATTCAAATGTACAAATTGCATATTTGAGATACATGGAAAAACAGACAGGAGTTCATTTTGATAAGGAGGAAACGAAATGAGCATTATGAAACAGCTGCGTGATCTTAGAGAATATTTGGGAGATTTTCTTAGATGCACAGACACGGATCTGGTTATTTTTATGATGCCTGATAATTTCGAGATTTGTCTTTATGACAGTCGTTATCATTTTCAGCAGTATGGAACAAATATTGCATTATCATATGATGATAATTACGAAGTCAATGAGATCGGAGACATGATTATCAAGAAGTATCACGAGCATTATTTACTTCAGTTTTGCGATCAGAATTGCGACTGGTGTGCATATCGAACTTCTGAGGGCTGCGAACTCAGGAAAGGAGAACACAAATGAATGAAGACACTGAAAGAAGTCTCATAAAAGAGCACTGCTCTGCGATAATGAGCTCGGTAACTAATCTTCATACACTTGCTGGGGAGTTAAGAAGACAGCTGAAAGAAGAATATTTAGCTGGTTTCGAAGAGGGATGTAAAGCGGCGTCGTTGGTAAGGTGCAAAGACTGCGCGCATTTTATTCACGTAAACACATCCTTACATAATACAAAGATCTGTCTCAAAGGCCACAACGGATATGAGACGTTTGGCTGCACGGAAGGAGAGAGGAAAGAAGAATGAACGGAGAAGAGCGTCAGAAGATGATAAATCTCGCGGACACTATAAAGGGCGAGATCAATAGGATGTGTGTTACCGATTCTTTGGCTGAAGTGAACACCATGGCAGACCAAGCAATAATAAATATCGAGAAGTTGAGAAGTTGCAGAATATGCGCTTCGCAGATTCGGTGGGTGAAAGGAGAAACGAAAAATGTACAAGATTGACTCTCCTGTATATTTTGAAGAACTTTGAAGATAGGGTGGATGTAATTAATGATTGATCTTGATATTCTTCGAAACGCTTTCAAAATTGATCCGTCAGCGCCGCTAAAAAGAGGACGGATGTGCGATTTCTACATACTTGCCAATGGCGGACCGGTGGCAATATATCGCTACTGGCACCATGACCTATTTAAGAATGACAAACCGAAGAAAATGAGGAAGAGAAAATGACACTGGATGAGTTTTTTGAGTGGCTAAAGACGCAGACTATTGAAACGATGATTGTGTCCTTGAGATACAAATATTCTTGGGAAAAAGAATGGACTTATTCAAATGAAATTCTCGAAGTTGATATCTTTGTTGATGGTTTTTATATTTGGCTGAATGACTGGGATGAAGGTCAGACGGATGTTGAAGTTCTTGGATGCATTCCTCTTAGTGATGTAGTTGTCAGGCCATTTGATATGAGAGGTAAAGATAGTGAGTGATTTACCATCCGCACAGCCAAAGTGCCATAAGTGGATACCGCGTAATGAGAAATGCCGTGAATACATTGGTACGGTTTTAGTAAACGTAGAGTATCACTATTGGGTTTGCGATGCTTGCGGTTATCGAGTGAAAAAAGGACGGCCAATGTATAAATTTTGCCCAAACTGCGGAGTGAGGATGGGTGTAGAGGAGGATAAAAATGAGAACACTTCTTATAAAAATAAAGACTGATAGTGATCGTCCGCTGGAGGAACTTAAATTCGATTTATCGCAGGAAATTCACTGCTGTACGGCATGGTTCGATGTTGACAATTTTACTATCGAAGAACTTCCTGAGGAGGAAGATAAAAAATGTTAGATCGGTTTGGTTATTGGCCTTGGTTACGCCCTGTACCGCCAGCACATGTCGAAGGATTCGGAACTGCTGCATGGCCGAATAAAGAGTGGTGTAAACACAAACAAATTATGTGCCAGCATGCAAATCCTAGCGGTTTCTGCGCAATGACGGCTTGCATAGTACGACAGAAAGGAGAGAATCATGGCACTCGGTAAAACACTTCTCGAACTTGCAAATAAAGGCTATGAGATTCGGTTCGTATATGGCCCTACGGATACAGATCCGTTTTATAGCGATGCTGTCGCTATGATAATTTCAAAAGGAATATATCATCAAAGAATCAATCTCGATGTGCGTGAGGCTCGTCAACTCGACGATGCTGGTATAGACACATGTCTCGAAAGTGCTCTTAAAAATAGTGAAAAAAATATAATGGAGGCCATTGAAGGAAAATAATGGATCTAATAAGCAAACAGAAAGCGATTGATGAAGCACCACAGTGGATTCCTGTATCGGAAAGAACGCCGGAGGATAGCTACGATACCATTTTTATTGTAACTACTGGAAGCGGGATGGTTAAATTAGCTTGGTTCACAAAAGAAGACGGTTTTGTATCACTGACTGGTTTTCACCGTATTTCTGAAGTGACTGCATGGATGAAACTGGAACTGCCGAAGCCGTATGAGAGGAAGGAAAAATGAAACCATCTGATATATGCATAATAATATGGATCACTGTTCTATCTATTGTGTTCGTTATAACAATGCTCTCTTTAGCGTGGGCAATATTTGAAGACACAGAGATCGGTGAAATGATCACTGAACGATTCAAGGAAAGGTGGAAAGACGATGCCTAAAAATGATATTTGGGACAGTAATTTTAATCATGTCATGAGAGAAATTACGCCAGAAGCATTTGCTGGTTTACTTTCGGATGCATTATTTTTTAACCGTTGTAATTGTTGTTGCACTCAGAAAGATATTTATCCGTGCGATAGTCAATGCTATAAGCATATTCTGGAGTGGCTGGATAGTCATTTCGATGAAAATGGTAAAAAACTAATTGAAAATTTTAAGACATGGGAGGAGATTAACGAATGAAAAATTATGCCTACGAGATTACTGGATATAAACTTCTGTCGAATCCTGACACGGGGTTAGTTCTAAGATTTAAAACCAACCTCGATGCACGGTCTGTCCGGGTGTCTATTATTTCTAGTTATTATAAGACCGATGATGATTCGTTTAAAAATATTACAAACATGTACACCAACGAGAACGTTACTACGATATATTTCGACTCGTGGGACTCAAGAGAAAACTTCATGAGACGTCATATCAAATATGAAGGACCGAACGTGTATTATATGACGGTAGCTTCTAACCCATACGTAGAATTCAATCAGTCGGATTATTCATTTACATGTACAATTGATGATATTGATGAAGAAGTAAGAAAAATGTTAATGAACACGCCGAATGCACTTAAGCCTGAAACAGCTGACTTAAAGTCAGCTATGAACAGTATTTATGGAGTAAAAAATATGAAAAAACTTATTGATACAGATTCAATTCATATTTCAACCGAAGGATATGAACCTACTCTTCGATGGACTGGCGAAGGATATACGAAGCTATTTGAGGACGCATCGTTTCGTATGTACGACACACCATTCCTTACTTTCGAATATAAGGAGGATAAGAATTTGGACAAAAAAATCAGACACATCCAGATCAATGAAAAGAAGAAAGTTGTCACGATCGTCTGGAAAGATGGAGACGTGACGATGGCAAAATGCAGTCCCAACGATACATGGGATCCTGAGAAAGGTTTATTGGTCTGTGTGGCAAAGCACGGTTTTAAAAGCAGCACTCAGTTTAACAAATGGCGTAAGAGAGTGGTTCCGGAAGAGGAAGAGGAAACAAAATCTCTTTTGGACAATATCGTAGAAGGCATTAAAAACAATTATCAGCCGAAGCACTCGGCTACTGAATAGTCAAAAAATATAGGAGGTAAAAGACTATGAAGAACGCGATCGCCGATTTCGTTAGAAATCACCCGTTTATGACACTCTTTATCGTAACAAGCGCATGCTCTGAGGCTCGCTGTGCAATCGTCGGTATTGCAAGAGCGATCACAGGAAAGTATCCGCCTGAAAAGATGGACATTAATGTTAATGGCCTGGAAGAAGAAAAAGAACCGGAAACAACAGTCATCGAAGGCGATGTTTCCGAAACCGATTCATTTCTTGACTGACCATACACGAGAGGCTCTGTATATTCTGCAGGGCCTCTTTTTTAAGGAGATTAAAAGATGAAACATGAAGATATTACTATATTCAGAATTGGCGGAGTAGAATTTGGCGCATTATTTGTATCCAAAGATGCTGCGCCGATTGCCTCGATCAGAGAACTCGCGTATAAATACGGAATGGATCTTGGCTATGTTGGCGACTCCAGCGATAATGATAAAGTTTGGGCGCTTATTAAACGTGCCGATGAGACTCCGAAAGGGGCTGACTTTTTAAGAAGTGCAAAAGATATTTGCACTGTTGAGAATGGATGGTATATGGACCATATTAGAACTAATGTTCTATATTTACTGTTCTTATACGAAGACTCACTTGCGGAAACTGTTAACGAGGCTGATATACAAGCATGAACGAAGTAACATACAATCGAGAAGATTTTATACGATATTCTGATGTAAAAAAGGCTATCGCTACAAAGTATTGTGATGAGCATCCGAAAGATCGTTATGGATATGAAGATTTTCAGGAGGTATTCAGACTCGCGAATAAAAGTGTAATTAATACAAGGGACTCTGATCAACCTCTTGGATGGGATGAATCAGAGTTCTTTTACGACAGGGTAATTGATATTTTCACGGAGGACAACATATGACGCACATTGAGGCTCTTAAGAGACAGGCTGAAAAGGACGCCAAAAGATATTTGGAAGCAAAGCTGAATTATGGTACAGGAGCCGGAACACAGCGCAAACTGCTTAATGCCGAATTGAAGGAGAAGCTTAAGAATGATATTTATAAAACCGCGTTTGAGAAAGCATTGGCTGCCGCTAGCGAAACCGATGCTCTTAAGAAAGTTCGACAGAAAAAAGGCGTTCAGCGAGCAGTTGAGGGAGGGCGCAAAACGCTTCGTGCAGCTCGTAGAGCGGAAAACTTCTACTATCGTCATAAGCCTTTTGTCGACTATTGGATAAAAAAGATGCTTGGTTGATTCGCAGTTAAAACACATTTGTTAATGAGGCGATATGCCCGTAGATAGAAAAGGAGATATTTTTATGAATGAAGAAGAAATCTACAACACTATTGAAGACATCAACAACACTACAACTGAAGAGGGAGATGCTACAAGCGAGGAAACCGAAAACAGCGATCTGCTTAATGCGGTGATCGGCACTGTAGTTATCGCCGGCGTAACAGCCCTTGCTTACAAGATCTGGAAGTTCTTTAAGAAGGATGAACCGGCAGACGACGGCCAGCCCAAGAAGAAGCACTGGAGGAGAAAACTCGAAGAGTCTCTCCTCAAAGACGGAGAAATCATTGTTTCAAAAGAAGAGTATGAAGAATTCCTGAAGTTTAAGGAATCTCAGGCTAAACAGGCGTAAGTCTCAAACTCGGAGGCTCGTGGAGATATTCTGCGAGCCTTTTTATTTTTTAGGTGAACTATGTGGTTGATCAAATACCGGAAAGATGGAGAACGGCCTAAAGAGGACAAATACAAAACCGAGAGAGGCCTTCAAAACAGAATCGAAGAGCTTAACAACGATCCATTAGTTGTTTCGATTCGTATATTTAAAGAAGTAACTTATGGCGAACAGCTGGATTTATTTAATCCAAATAAACTGCCATTCTAAATTCGCGAAATTTACAAACACTGTAATGAAGAGAAGGTTATGGGTTCGATTCCCATCATGGAGCTCGGAGGGAGAGCATCTCTTCATTTATTTTTTGCTAATGAAAGGAGATTAAAAAATGAACGTTAGCATGCAACTTTTAAAGGCATTCCCGAAACAGACAGCACAGTTTGTTTCAAAGAATCTGCCGACCATCATGACATCGCTTGGAGTAGTAGGATTCGTAGCAACCATTTACGAAACAAGCAAAGCAACTCTGAAGGCTGAAAGATATTTGAAAGAAGCCGAAGAGAAGAAGGAAGAGCCACTCACAAAGAAAGAGAAGGCTCTTATTTATGCAAAGACCTGCTGGAAGGCATTCCTGATCGGGCTCATCACAATTGGCTTATTTTGTGGAGCTCATAAGATCTCACTCAAGCGGCAGGCAGCTCTTGGAACAGCGCTGGCAATGGCAACACAGGATCTTGATGAATACAAGGCGAAGGTAGTTGAGACACTTGGCGAAAAGAAAGCAGATAAGATCGAGGATGATATTTCTGCAGACAAGGTAAATGCATATGTGTATGATGCAGCGGCTGTTAAGGGAAACGGACCGTTGTGGGTTCTGTCCTGGTGTAATGTTCCGTTCAGAGGCAATCTTGAAGATATTCGTAGAACGTTTAACGATCTTAACGAAGACATGTACAGAGGTACTGGTAAAGCATATTTTACACAGGAAATTAGCCTCAATGATGTTCTTGAAGCATTGTCCGCAGCATGTAATGCTCCTCAGCTTGGTCCGGTAGATCTTGGAGAACAGTTTGGATTCTCTCCTGAACTGACTGGTAATATCGATTATGAAATCCGTTACAGCCACACAAAGGATGGAGAGCCTTGCGGATATATTAAGATCAAGCCGCTGCCTCTCACGGAGAATCTGAAAGATATTTACTACTAATGCTTGTAGTAAATGAACTTGTATCTGCGGATATTTATTGCAGCGATTACGAGGCCTTTGCAATAGAGGAGATGTTTGATCAAATAGCCGAGGGCCCGGCAACAATTGATATTCACAAAGAGATGAGCGCTCCTGATACAATTCGTAATCGAGTAACTATCCGCAGAATGAAAGCAAATCATTTTTATAGAATACTGGATTCAATAAGGGAACATATTTATGAATGAAAATGGTGAAAAGTTTGTAAACTTCAGGCTGTATTGTCCGAAGTGTGAGAATTATAAAGTGGCTCAGGATGAAGAACCGTGTAACGAATGTCTTGAGAACACCGTGAATGTATATTCTGAGAAACCAATTAACTATAAGGAAAGGGAACAATAATGGAAAAGAATGAGGAGAAGAAAAAGGTCAACAAGTTGGCTTATATTTCAACAGGATTTTGTGTATTAGCAAGCGTCGGAGTAGATGCAATTCTTACAGGCATTGCGGCAACTGCAGTTCCGAAGACATTCGGTCTTCCTGGGCTCGCGCAGAAGATCTGTATCAAAGCAGGAACAATTGGCCTGTCTTTGGTTATCGGCGATGCGATTGATAATACAATCAGCAAATACGCGAAGAACATCGCGGACCAGATCTATGCAGCATTAGATGAACAGGTAGCTGTGTAACGAATAGGCGGGAGGTAACACTCCTGCCTATATTTTTGAAGAAGGAAGTGAACATGTTTATCGTATTAGTACGTAAGAAGGTATTCTCCAAATCGGCTCAAAGAATGATCGAATCGGACAGGTATTATATTTACAATACTGCAGAACTTGCCTACGAAGTCGCTAAAAAACTGAGCCAGGATGCGGAAGTTGTGTTTACGGCGGTTGCTCCAATTAAGAAAAAGTATGAAGGGAGAGCAAATGGCTGATACAAAATACAATGAACGAACTCCGGTAAGACCGGTCGTTGATAAACCCGCGAAAGTCCGTGAAAAGGGAATCGCCAGAAAGATGTCTGATATTTTCTTATCAGAACACATCGACAATGTTAAGAAGTATATTTTTTCCGATGTAGTCATTCCGGCAATCAAAGAGACAATTGTAAGTATTGTCCAGAATGGCGTCGAAATGTTATTTTACGGAGACTCGTCTATTGGAAAGAAAACTTACAAATACAGCAAGGATCTTGGAGGAACATATGTCTCGTATGACGGTTACAGCTCAAGCGCTAGAAATCGTGCAGTTGAGCCTAGGAATAGCGATAGAAGTTGGCATACTAGCAGGGATGTCATCTTTGAAACGCGAAATCAAGCAGCAGATGCAAAAGCAGAACTCATCCTCAGGTCAAAACGTTATGGCTCGGTCTCTGTTGCGGAGCTTTGCGACATGGCTAGGGTAAAACCTACTTATGTGGAAGGAGACTGGGGTTGGTTTGAACTGGAAGAATCCGACATTAATATTATAGGAAACAACTTCCGTGGATATTTCCTGGACATGCCAAAACCGATTTACATCCGATGAAGATTATTTTAGCAATTCTGTCGCTCTGTCTTGCGGCAGCTTTTTATTTTATCAGCGCTCTTATTGATCGATGGTATGAGGATCATCATAAACTTAAAGCTCTTCAGAAAGAAATGGAAGTTTTGATGGATGAAATAAACGAACTTTATATTCTCAATCAGAAGAACAATGAGAACGTTGAAGTCTGCGCTAGTGCAACGATGCATATTCGTAATGATATTGGAAGGCTTGGATTCAGGGTCCAAAAACTTGAAAGGAAAGGTAAAGATGAATAGTACATTAGTTAACTCTGTAACCAAATTTGGTTCAAAACTGGCAGTTAAGGCTGCTAAACATGCTCCTGAGATTTTAGTCGGAGCTGGTATCACATCAATGGGCGTGGCAGTTATTCACGCTTGCAAACTCACAATGAAAGCGGATCATATTCTTGATAATTACAATGAAAGAATGGCTAAGATCGATGAGGCCGTTGAGAAATCCAGCAACGTTAATGATCCGTTCGCTGAAAAATACACCGAGAAAGATGCTCGTAAAGACACGACAGTTGCATATTTGCTGACTGCAAAGGACTTTGTGAAACATTA